TCCTACAAGGTTTCCACAACTGGACACTCAACCCCTTTCACATGATGGGAGTTGCTGGTATACTAGGTGGAGCACTGCTCTGTGCTATTCATGGAGCAACAGTTGAAAACACACTATTTGAAGACAGTGATCAAGCAAACACTTTCAAAGCATTTGAACCGACTCAAGAAGAAGAGACCTATTCTATGGTCACTGCTAACAGATTCTGGAGTCAGATTTTCGGTATTGCTTTTAGTAATAAACGTTGGCTTCATTTCTTTATGCTTTTTGTACCAGTTATGGGTCTCTGGACTAGTTCTATTGGTATCATCGGTCTTGCTCTTAATCTCCGTGCATACGACTTTGTTAGTCAAGAAATTAGAGCAGCAGAAGATCCTGAATTCGAGACGTTCTATACAAAGAACATACTTTTAAATGAAGGACTTCGTGCATGGATGGCTCCAGTAGACCAACCTCATGAGAACTTCGTGTTCCCAGAGGAGGTATTGCCAAGAGGTAATGCTCTGTGATACACTGGAGGGTCTAAGGACCCTCTTTTTTATGTTTGGTATTTTACTTACATTTATTCTTTTTGGTGTCTTTATTTTTATAGTATCTATTATGCAAGATCTATGAAATGCTTTTATCTCAACAACAACGACGTATAACAATACTGACGTGATTAATTCGGAAATGCCTTATAAATTAGTTGAAATTATCCAAGACACTTGGCCTCAGATTTATAGACCATCAGTAAGTGTTAACCAAAGTTTTATGCAACAGGAACTAATCTATAAAAAAGTAATTTTAAGTGAAAACGAGTGTAATATTATTTCAAATTACATATTGGAGAATGAAAATTTTATCAAATCTTTAGGTCCTGACATATATCCGGGAACGACCGAAAATTCTTTGACTGGAAGATATTCTATCTTTAACTTTTTAAATATTGAAAAAGTTAACCATATTTTGGAACCAAAACTTAGAAAAATTTTCAATGATTTAAAATTAAAATATCCAATTTATGTTCAATGTTGGGCAAATACTTATAGAAAGGGTGATTATATAAACCCACATAAACATAATCCAAACAATAATCCCAATCAATTTATGAGTGCAAATATTTTTTTGCAGGGAAATGTAGAACCAGGAACAAAATATTTTTTCAACGATAATGTAAAAGATATCAAGAATAAAAAGGGAGAAATTTTTATTTTTGATTCGACACTAGTTCATTCCGTATCTCCTTATCAAGGAAATGACATTAGAATTACTATTGCAATGGATATTCATAATGAAATTGAAAAATATTATTCCGAGGAACACTGTAAATCTGAATATGAATTTAATAAAATAAGATATTATAAATTTGAATAATTTTTTTAGTACACTATAAATATTTTTTTTTATAAAAATTATGAAGTTCACAATTTATTCAAAAGATGGTTGTCCATATTGCACTAAAGTGCAACAAGTGCTACAATTAGCAGAGTTGCAACATGTAATATACAAACTGAATAGTGATTTTACTAAAGAAGAATTTTATGCAGAATTTGGGGAGGGATCAACATTTCCTCAAGTAATTGTAAATGATCAACATATTGGTGGTTGCACCAATACAGTTCAGTACCTTAAGGAGCAAAACTTAGTTTAATGGAAACTAATTTTCACGAAGCCTATAATGATGTTGAGAAAGCAATAGATTTTGCTTTTGATGGAAGGTTTGTTTTAAAATTTTATGATTACTTAAAAATTAAAGGTGCTAGGAAATTTGAGGTGGAACAATTCATTGAAAGTTCTACTGCAAAAGAACTAAGTAATTTAGTAATGGACCTTGATGATTATCTTGAGGGTGGTTCTGATGAAATACATAAACAACTTCGTGAAGGTTATGGACATATTCCAAAACCAGAAGCAAGAAAAATAAGAAATTATCTTTATGGCATTTTAGAAGATGCTTGGAAATATAGCGATGACAAAAAACCGGGAAGAAAAAGAAAGGGATCTAAATAAGAATGACACCCACATCAATCGTGGGTTTGAGTTATTGTTAAGAAAAAGGAGAAGGAACCACCAAAGACCAAAGACTTTTGAACTTAGGTTTGGTAAAATGGTTTCCCTCTTCAAACGGGAGATTCATTTTAATCTAGAGTTCTCTTTGGATATTATGAAAATCAACTCTCGGGAGAAGTAAAATGTTAGCAGTAACCCTCACCTTAGGAACATTAATTTCAATTATGTTCTTTTTTATTGGTGGCATGATAGGATGGACGGCAAAACAATATTTGTTTGAAAAGAATTTAGTTGCTTACACGCATCCCGAAATGTTTGATGAAAACGGAAATGTAATTCCAGACGAAATTTTAGCAGTGAGATTTGAAAATGACTACGACTACGACTACGAAGAAGAAGACGACAACGAGTAAGACTCCTCAGAAAAGAGTTAAACTCCCCCCTAATCCTTTTATTCACGAAGTTTTTGAACTAGTGATGAAGCAAAGGACTCGTCAAGATAAAATTAATATTCTAAAAGAATACGAAGACCCTTCGATCAAAGCAATTTTTATTTGGAACTTTGATGAATCTGTAATATCTGTAATTCCAGATGGACCAGTTCCATATAAAGAAAACGAAGTTCCTGTTGGAACAGATCATACGTCTCTTCGCAGAGAATATAAAAATCTTTATCATTTTGTCAGGGGTGGTAATGATTCATTGTCATCTCTTCGCAAAGAGACAATGTTTATTCAATTGTTGGAAGGTCTTCATCCCAAAGAAGCAGAAATTATTTGCCTGATAAAGGATAAGAAACTTACAACCAAATACAAAATCAGTCACGATATCGTAAAAGAAGCGTATCCTGATATTGTATGGGGCAATCGTTCATGAATACACTTGTAGATAAAGAAATGGCAGAAAGAGAAACGCAATTAAATAATTTTCTGCCCCATGAATATGGATGCGAGATTCTTTTTGAAAGAGCAACTATGGTCCAGGCAAAAGATTCATCACTCCCCAATGATGCATATCTTATTTGGTATAGTGTTGATGGTGAAACTTTTATGGATGTAACTCGTACTAGAAAAAGAGTTGACCTGTTTGATTTTTATTATGATAAGTATGGTCCAGGAGCAGTTAAAAAAATTGATTTTGGATATGGAAGAACCAATCCAAAACTATGGGGATATAAAGCACCAGATACGAAGAAAAAAAGATGAGTGAAGGATTTAGTGAAGAAAAGATTGAAGTAGCAATCAATACTAATGAAGTGAATAAACTTCTTAAAAAATACAAGAAGATTAAAAAGTATATGAAATCTTCTCTTTTTGCTGTCAAAAATATAGATGGCACTGAAAAAATTGTAAGTGATCTTTTAAAGGAAGTTCAAAATGGGCAAACACTATCTCCTTAATTTATATGGATGCTCATTTGTTCTTTTAGATGATGAGAAATATCTTATCGGTTTATTAGAAAACGCAGCAGTGGCAAGTGGTGCTACAGTAATACAAACTATTTTCAAAAAGTTTGAACCCCAAGGAGTAACTGTAATCTGTTTGCTTTCCGAAAGCCATATTAGTATTCATACTTGGCCTGAAGAAGGTAAAGCAGCAGTTGATGTATACACTTGTGGAGATTGTAACCCTAAGATTGGTTGCGATATAATCATTCACCAACTTTATGCTCAAGATCATACTCTGAGTTATATTGAGCGGTAACTAAATACACTATATTTGGAGAATTATATGCTCTCTACTCAATACCGTATTCGCCTGGAAGCAATTTGCGAAAAGATTGCAAAAGGTGAATCTGTCGAGTTAAGTGATATGATATGGGCAGAGAAACTTGCAAAGTCAAATAGATCTGCTGCGACTATTTTAAGACAAGCAAGACGCCGTGCATCCAATCCTGATATGCAGGAAGATAGTTTGGATAGTTTTATGAATGCTTTGGATCTTGGAGATCCTGATCCATCAAATCATAGAACGGGATTTTATAGTGCTGATGATATCATCGATTTCTTTATTGATGATAAACCAGAAGATTGGAGACAAAGAGATTAAGATATAATAAAATTGTATCAGGAAATACACACATACTTGTATAGATAGTATGAATAGGAGTATAATACTCTTCTAACGTTCATCCTATGACTAAAGCACTTTTGCTTTTAGCATGGGTTCCACTTCTTTCTTTTTCTACGCCACGACTTGTCCAGAATTCATATCCTGTGACTATTAGTTGTGACGCAGCTTGGGAACTAATGGACATCGTTAAAAACGACGATGTAGTAGATCAAAGAATGGAAGACCGATTGCTTTTGGAACTCCGAAAGGATTTTATTCAAAGGTGCTAAAGATTAAATAGGACGGAAGTAAGCCGACTCGGAACGGATCGTTCATCCTACTATGGGACGCAAAAGCCGACTGAAGGAACGCTCTTTAAATTAAAAACTAAGGAGAAAACCTAATGTCTAAAGTAGTTTATCGTGGAGTAGAGTATGATACCCAGAAGCGTCTGGAGTATCAGCAACAAATGATGCAACAACCTCAACAATACAACGAGACCTATCGTGGTGTTAAGTACGTAAAGGATGGGCACAAATGATTGCTACGATTGCTGCAATTACTGGAGCATCAACAGCATTTATTTTTTTAATCTATGTAGAAGTTCTATTACTGAGTAAGTAATAGACAACAGTGGTTTGAAAAAATGTTTAAGTTGGAGGGGTCTTGACGATCCCTCTTTTTTTGTCTATAATATTTTTGTATAGGTTTTTGAAAATGGATAGAGAAAAACTTAAATTAATTGTTAGGAATCTTGAGTCTCTGGTAGAATGCTTAAAGTCGGAAGTTTATTCTGATGTGGATTCCTATAAAACAAGTTATGAAGAAGTGACAAATTACATTACCGATTACGACGAAGTATTTTATGATGGAGATGATGATGGATACCCAGATTGACTTTGAGTATATGAAACCAGAAGTAAAGCTTATTAGTGTTACTCCAGATGCAGAGAAGCATATGGCTTACTGTGCTCGGGTGAGTAACCCTGCTAACCAAGAAAATGAAAAGTTCTCTGGATTGCTCAAGTATTGTATTCAACATCAGCACTGGAGTATCTTTGAGCAAGCAACTATGACGGTGGAGATCAATACTACTCGTGGTATCGCAGCTCAAATTTTGCGCCACCGTTCATTTACATATCAAGAATTTTCGCAACGGTATGCTGATGCAAGTCTTTTAGGTAAGTCAATTCCTCTTCCAGAACTTCGTCGTCAGGATGATAAGAATCGTCAGAATAGTATTGATGACATTCCCGATTATCTGAAACTGAAGATGACTGAGGAAATTCGGATTTATTTTGATAGGGGTTTGCAACTCTACAATCGTCTCCTAGAGGCAGGAGTGGCAAAGGAGTGTGCAAGGTTTGTACTGCCCTTGGCGACCCCCACAAGACTGTATATGACGGGATCTGTGCGTTCTTGGATCCATTATATCGATCTGCGTTCTGCACACGGAACTCAAAAGGAACATATGGAGATTGCTGAGTCGATACGTGTTATCTTCAATGAACAATTCCCATCAGTTTCAGAAGCTCTTGGGTGGGTTGAATAAATATCCGTACATAAGATGGAGGTTTAGATTTGGCAATTTATCCGATTGTAAACAAAGAGACTGGAGAAAAAAAGGTCATTGAAATGAGTGTCCATGACATTCAGAAATGGTATGAAGATAATCCAGAATGGAAAAGAGATTGGTCTGAGGGGTGTGCAACACCTGGAGAAGTTGGAGATTGGCAAAATAAACTAATCTCAAAAAATCCAGGATGGAATGATGTTCTTAGAAAAGCATCTCAGGCACCAGGATCACGAGTTAAACCACTATAATTATTTTACATGGCAAGAAAAAGAGTAACGAATCCCGTACCATTTGGAATGAGTAACAAACAAATGAAACGAAAGAAGCCAATCAATCTCGATATAATGAAGACGATTGAGCCTCTTACTGATAATCAGGAGGATCTATTTAAGGCATATAAACTTGAGCAGAATATTGTAGCTTACGGTGCAGCAGGTACTGGTAAGACTTTTATCACTCTATATAACGCATTGCGTGATGTTCTTGATGAAAAGACTCCTTATGAAAAGATTTATCTTGTAAGGTCTTTGGTTGCAACTAGGGAGATTGGTTTCCTTCCTGGAGATCATGAAGATAAATCAAGTCTCTATCAAATTCCATATAAGAACATGGTGAAGTACATGTTCGAAATGCCAGATGACTCTGCATTTGAGATGCTCTATGGAAATCTCAAGACCCAAGGTACTATTAGTTTTTGGAGTACTTCTTTTATTCGTGGAACTACTTTGGATAATGCAATTATTATTGTTGATGAGTTTCAGAACTTGAACTTTCACGAACTTGATAGTATTATCACTCGTGTTGGTGAGAACTCCAAGATCATGTTCTGTGGTGATGCAACTCAATCGGACCTTGTGAAGACTGCCGAACGTAATGGTATTATGGATTTCATTAGAATTCTGAGAGTGATGCCATCCATGACAATGATTGAATTTGGTGTCGAAGATATTGTTCGTTCTGGTTTATGTAAAGAATATCTTATTGCTAAAATGGAATTGAATCTCTGATGTTTAATCATGTTGAATTAAATCTTCCTTCTCTTGAAAGGGAGATGATTGATGGAGTTCGTTACTATAGAGTACCCACTTTAGAAGAACTCCAAAAATTTGTTTCTATTACTTCTGTAATTAGTCACTACAGTAAAGAAAAGTTTGCATCATGGCGTAAAAGAGTTGGTGATGAGGAAGCAGATCGTATTACACGCAAAGCAACGAGTCGTGGAACTGATCTCCACACTCTAGTGGAAAATCATCTTCTCAATTTAGAATTACCTAAAGTTCAACCAATATCAGAGCATTTATTTAAAATTGCAAAACCAACTCTTAATCGTATAAATAATATTCATGCTCTTGAAGGTTCTCTTTATAGTCAATACTTAGGTGTTGCGGGTACTGTTGATTGTATTGCAGAATTTGATGGAGAACTTTCGATTATTGATTTTAAAACTTCCAAACAACCAAAACCAAGAGAATGGATTGATGGATACTTTGTTCAATGTTGTGCATATGCATGTATGCTTTACGAACTTACTGGAATATCCGTAAAGAAGTTTGTGATTATTATGACTTGTGAGAATGGAGAAGTAGAAGTATACGAAGAATACGACAAGTCAAAATATATTCGATTACTCACTCAATACATCAAGAAATTTGTCAACGATAAACTCGAACAAATTTCTTGACTTTTTATTTTGATATGTTAGAATGACCAAAAGTTGAGGAAATGGATTGTACATTACAGTGTTAGGACAAATGGAGAATGAATTAGAAAAAGCACTGGAGAATAAGTTTTTCTGCCCTTCTCGATTTGCCCAGGAAATTGAGAATCTCGTGCAACATAATGAAGACATGAATTATATTGATGCTATCGTTCACTTCTGTGAAAAGAATAGTATTGATGTTGAGTCTGTTCCTAAACTTATCTCCAAACCACTCAAAGAAAAGATTAAGTATGAAGCTATGGAATTAAACTTTCTCAAAAAGACCTCCAGAGCAAAATTGATCTTTTAATCCATTTTAGGGGGAAAAATTTTCCCGGTAAAAATCCCTATATTACTTTTTTGAATGGTGCCTTTTGATACTTATAAGACTTACCTTGCCTTGAAGAATCACTTTACAAAAGATTCTTATGATTACCACAAATATCAAGGTAAGAGTAGAGCATCTCTTCAATCCTTTTATAAGAGAAAGGATAGGTTTTGGTTTGAAAAATTATCAAGACAGAAAGAAGATAAAGAAGTTGTTGATTTTTTTGTTGCAAACTTCACATCTTGTTCCGATCCCCAAACAGTATGGATTGGTGAAGTAATTAAAGAAGGAGAGGCACGATATAGATCTTGGCAAAAAAGAATACAATCTCTTTCTTATTTGTTTAAGGAAGAATCTCAACTACTATTTGATAATAAATTTGAAGAAGTTTTTGATTGTTCTAAGGGACATCCACTTCTTTTAAAAATGTTCCTGGTCGGGAAAATTAGTCTAGAAACATTGGTGATATATGATAGAATATTCCTGTTCGGGAAAAATTTTGATAAGAAATTAAAAGATCCTGTGTGGGAAACCGTCAGTATGAGAATTAAAAAATATTCTCCTTTCCTACATATAGATGTATTTCACTATAAAAAAATACTCAAGCAAATTGTCGGAGGAACATGAGTTTTTTTGATTCCGAAGTTGTCCGTGCCGAAATGGCCGAGATTTCTGATCTTCAAGAAGATATTTACAGAAATGTCTTTGAGTTTCCACGAATGTCAAAAGAGGAAAAACTATTTCATGTTGCTCTTTTAGAAAAACTTTTGCACAAGCAACAAATTCTTTACACTCGTTTGAAGCTTTCTGATGATCCAGAAGCAATTCAAATGAAAGAAAGAATTAGGGACTCTACAAGAATGATGGGAATGCCTTCGGATGTTGATTTGAATGTAATATTCAACAACATGACTAAACTGCTTGAGACCATGAAGGAACGTATTGACAATACTGGATCCGACATGTAGAATGATGAAGTACACACAGGCCAAATCCAATTTATACGAGGTACAAAAATGTCTTTTGAAAATCTGAAAAAGCAATCCAAACTTGGTTCTCTCACCGAAAAACTGGTGAAAGAAGTTGAGAAGATGAACACTGGAGGTAGTGGTGCTGACGAACGTTTCTGGAAACCAGAAATGGATAAAACTGGCGTTGGTTCCGCAATCATTCGTTTCCTTCCCGCTCCTGAAGGTGAAGAACTTCCTTGGGTTAAGATGTATTCTCATGCTTTCCAAGGTAATGGTGGTTGGTACATTGAGAACTCCCTGACCACTATTGGTCAGAAAGACCCTGTTTCTGAGCATAATCGTGAACTCTGGAACAGTGGTAGTGAGAAAGATAAAGAAACTGTTCGTAAGCAAAAACGTAAACTGTCTTACTACAGCAACATCTATGTAATCAAGGATCCTGCTCATCCAGAGAATGAAGGTAAAGTCTTCCTGTTCAAGTTTGGTAAGAAGATCTTTGATAAGATCCTGAATGCAATGCAACCCGAATTTGAAGATGAAGATCCTATCAATCCTTTTGATTTCTGGGGTGGTGCAAACTTCCGTCTGAAGATCCGTAAAGTCGAAGGTTATTGGAATTACGATAAATCTGAGTTTGATTCTTCTTCTACACTTCTGGATGATGATGATGCTCTAGAAGCACTGTGGAAGAAAGAATATTCTCTTTCTGCTATTGTTGCTCCCGACCAGTTTAAGTCCTACGAAGATCTTGAGAAGCGTCTGAAGTACGTTCTTGGTCAGAAGTCTGCTCGTGCAGCAGTGCAAGAACAAGAAGATGAGTATGAATCTTATGTTCAGACTCCTTCTAAGGAAGAAAATGTGATTGCTGAACTTGAGCAATCTTTTGCACGTAGTAAATCAACTCCTTCTCTTCCTACATTTGAATCTAATGAAGAAGAAGATGATGCTCTGAGTTACTTCCAACGTCTTGCTGAGGAATGAAATATAATCAAATCTGCTTAACACTTTTAGTCATAGCAGCCTATATCAATCTATTATTCAAATAGTCTGATATTATCTCCTCTCTTTAAGGTATCACTCACATATTGAGTGGTGCCTTTTTTATATGGCATAATATCATCAAGGTCGTTGAATACAATATTCAGATATTGTGGTTTTAATATGAAAATATTTCTTTTGTCGTTGTCAATTTGTTCTTCATATTGAAGATTGGTTACTTCTCTCGTGATTGATGTTTTAATCACTTCTTGTCCCAATGACGCATCATAATAAGTAACACTAAAATTTTGAGGAACTTGAAGCCCCTGTGGAATAATAATTGCCCCGGCAACGTTTTTAACTTCTACTGTTTCATAGTAACGAACAGCATTTAAATTTGCGTATGAACCATATCTTTCAAGCATTACTTCATCAAATGAAGTTTGTGGTAATGGCCATTCCGTTTGGATATTCAAAATATTATTTGAAAGAAGAATTACCCAATCTAATGTTTCGTCATTGTAGAGTTTATATGCAACATTATCAGGTCTTTCATCCCCAATAATTTTATATTTTGCGAAGTAGTTTAGATTGCCAAAGATATCTTCACGAAGTTTTCCTTTTTTGAAAAGGTTTTTTACCGGAATATAATCAGAGATTGCCTTATTATCGGCAGTTCTGCTAATATAGTCAAGGTTTGGAACTTGTCTGAAATAAGGTTTTGCCATTTTTAGTAACCCATATCGTTAGTATCTTCAGTATAATCATCAGCATAGATTGGATTCAATTCATTAAATTGCATATTTACACTATATGAAGTCATTGATCCGTCCTGATATGTCATGTATGACCCATCAGGAGTGTAATCAACAGAAAATCCTGTTAATGCACAAGTTTTAATCTTATTTAAGAAAGGATGTTGATCACCATTAGCATAGATGTATTTTAATTTAAAAACATTTGGAGTTTCCAAGAACAATCCTTGAGCAGATTTTCTTGGTGCCATATTTTTCTTAAAGAATTTTATTATTGATTTTATTTCTCTTGCTTCATCATCATCTCTTGGAGTAAATGTGTAGTTGTAGTTAAATGTTCTAAGATTTGGACCAGAGAATAATAATTCTAAATTTGGATTTATAACTTGACCTGTAGCTCTTGTGAAAATATTTGCACCAACTGCTTGACCCGCAAAATAATTGATGATATCTGATGATGTGATGTCAGATCCAGCTGCCCTAAGTCCACTTTCAAGTTGAGCATACATAGCCTTTCCTGCTCCCATAGGATCTAAATTACCACCGAGTTCCGATATTCCACCTGCTGCCATTCTTGCGCCAACAATTTGCATCGCATTCATAGTATCATTTCCCCACCCAACAGAATTACTTTCACTAATTCCTGGTTGCATAGGAAGGAAAACTTTTCCCAATGATGTCTTCACTCTTTCATCTGCTTCTGATAATGTTAGAGCATTTCCTGCAAGTTCTTGTCTTTGGTATTGAAAGCAAGTAACCTGAAAATAGTCAAAATTTCCTGTAGAATATAATGGATATCTTAAAACATCTTTTGAGGTATTTTGGGTGTTTTGTGTTTGTGGACCTGTAGTAACTTCCGTTATTGAAGCATTCCCTTGTCCATCTTGTATTGCCCCTGCTGACGGAAATGTATTTGTGTCAATTCTATAGTCAAAGATTCCGTTGTTTTTATACGCAATTCTTGTGTCAATTGATAGATTATTAATTGCTTGTGACGTTAAGTTTGTAAGATTTTCATTATTTTGATATACAAACTGAGTTGCAGATGTGCCATCAGAAAGTGTTGTATTTGAATATCCTTGCCACTTTCTAATGTCTGGGTTCCAAGCGCCAATTTCAGTTCCAGAATCTTTTACGGTAGGGGCAAATTGCGGATCTCCGTAAAGTAATTGTTGGATTCTTCCTCCAGTTTTTATTGGCTTACTTAGACTATTTGCCATCTATAGTGCTTTCTAGTTATTTAGTCTTGTATCTAATGAGTTTCATATAATTCAAAGATCGCAAATAGTCAATTTCAGTTTTTCGTATAATATGAAGTTGTCCAACAACTTCTTGCCATGTATAATTCCTCATTGTTCCCCAGTGAAAATTTAATCCAACAAATCCCCATTGCTTTATCTCAAAAACAGCAACAAGTGGATGTTGATCATAATAAACTTCCTCAGTTGGCATACCTGGATATTGTTTACCTTTGTCTTTTACTGTTTTTGCATTGTATACAAAAGTATAATAATTTCCAGGTGTAGGTATAATTTCAACGTCTTTAAAAACGTCAAGAATGTTTATCATCATTTCTTCAGGATCTGATACAGTTTGATTTTTTCTTTTCAACAATTCAACTCTAGATTGTGATCCTGCTTTTTGATAATCTCTGTCATTTTCAATTAAGTCTATTAATTGATCCTTTGTCAATCGGTCATAAATTCCTATTTTACCAACACCAGATTCCGTTCTATAATATACGGAATATGTTCTTGCAATTTGAACTAATTCTGATTTCGTATATTGTTGTAAAGATTTTTCGTATCCGGTAAGTGCCATTACTTAATTCCTAGTTCTGATTCGGTGATAATACGAAACTCAAGCATTCTATCTTTACACCATTCTTGTGCTGCTTTCCATTTTGCTTCATTCACAGCATAAGTCTTAACTTCATTAATGAATGTTCTTGTTCTTTTTTTGCTCGTTTGAACAGGAGGTATTGTTTGTCTTTTAGGTTTAATCTCAATCACATACTTTTTAATTTCACCAGATTGCTCACGAACTTTAATGATAAAATCTGGGAAGTATCTTCTAACTCTACTTGTAGTTGGATCAAAGTAAGGTATGAAAAATTCTTCAGAACCCCATTCTAAAATATTTTCGTTAAGATCACACCAACGACAAAAACGACGTTCCCAACTACTGCGACAAATAATATTATTGGGATCACCTTTGTACTTATTTGGATATTCAGGTTTATAACGACTCTTTATGCTTTCTGCCATTATACATAATATATCGGTAGAAATATTTATAGATGGCAATCCAAGGAGGAGCAGGAACTCCAAGACATTATGCCGTAAGTGAACTTAAAAATAGAGTATTGAATATTGCTCAAACTTCTGTTTATCATGTAAAATTACAACCACCATCGGAAGTCATTTCTTTCCTTCAGTCTGAGGGTAGAGGGTTTAATTACTATGGATTGGATGGTGCAAATGTAGAACTTTTGTGTGCAGAAACTGCTCTGCCAGGATCCACATTAGCAACTCATGATGTCACCAATGATTATCATGGTGTAAGTGAAAAAATGGTATATCGCAGGATGTATGATGATACAATTGATTTGACTTTTTATGTTGATAGGGATTATAAGGTTATTGAATTTTTTGAAGGTTGGATGAATTTTGTTACTGGAGAGGGAACAACTCTTGGTAGATCAGACTATAAAAGAGATACTGCATTTTATAGAATGAACTATCCAAAGTCTTATAAGAGTGATATTTACTTAGTTAAATATGAAAAAGAGGAACCTGTCCAAAGAAATTCTTTATATTACACTTTTATTAGTGCGTTTCCGATCAGTATTACATCGATGCCAGTTTCGTATGATCAAAGCAATTTACTAAAATGCAATGTATCTTTCTCCTATATTAGATATGTACGAGAAAGAAAATTTACCACTCTCCCTGCACAAATAAGTGATCCAAGAGCACCGGAGGCAGTTAAATACAATACATCAAATACATTTTTCAGACCAGATCTTTATGGATATCAATCTCCATCTGGACCTAATGATTTCTTGAATATTGGAATTCCTGCTTTGGATCAGTTTGGTGTTCGTGATCAGTTAGGAAGACCACCTGCAGGAGCACCTGGACCTACTGTAGTTGCCTAATAAATATCATTACTGAAACTTTTATAGGTCATTATGCCTTTACCAACAATTGCAACGCCAACTTATGAACTTGAGTTGCCATCAAACGGAAAAACAATAAGTTATAGACCATTCTTAGTAAAAGAAGAAAAACTTTTAGTTCTTGCATTGGAATCTGAAGATGTAAAAGAGATTTCAAATGCAATTAAAGCCGTTCTTAAGAACTGCATTTTAACAAAAGGAGTTAAAGTAGAAACACTTCCTACTTTTGACATTGAATATTTGTTTTTAAATATTCGTGGAAAATCTGTAGGAGAAGAAGTTGAGGTTAATATTATTGCTCCTGATGATGGAGAAACTACAATTCCAGTTACTATTGCAATTGATGAAATTAAAGTAGTAAAAAGTAAGAAGCATACTAACAAAATTAAACTCGATGATAGTTTGATGATGGAACTTAAGTATCCTTCGTTGGATCAGTTTATCAAAAATAATTTTGACTTTGGAAATGATGCAAATATTGACCAATCATTTGATCTGATTGCTTCTTGTATTGATAAAATTTATAATGAAGAGGAAGTTTGGGCAGCATCTGATGTAACTAAAAAAGAATTGGTTGATTTCCTTGAGCAGATGAATAGTGTGCAATTTAAAGAAGTTGAAAAATTCTTTACCACAATGCCAAAATTATCTCATGAAATTACTGTAAAGAATCCAAAAACAGAAGTAGAAAGCACTGTAGTATTAGAAGGGTTATCAAGTTTTTTCGCATAAGCATGGTCCATATGGATCTTGAGAACTACTATAAGATTAATTTTGCCTTGATGCAGTTCCATAAATACTCTTTGACGGAGATAGAAAATCTGATTCCTTGGGAAAGAGACATTTATGTTTCATTACTTCAAAATCATCTTGAAGAAGAAAAATTAAAGCAACAACAAAATGGCTGATAACCTTCCTGGATTGGACGATTTACTGAAAAGTATTAGGGATGATGATAAATCATCATCTTCATCAGCACTTGCTGTTGTTCCCAAGAAACCAGAAGATTTAGTAGAAGAAGATATAGATTCTCAGATTCTTTCAATTTTGGGATTGGAAGATGTTTTTGATTTAACTTATGAGGAGTATGCTTCTCTATTGAAGGAAGCATCAGTCAAAGGAAGAATGCCACACTCTCAGATGTCAACTGAGAGTGTGGAATTAGTTACTGAAGAGTTTAAGAGAGTAAAGGGAAAAACTGGCAAATTTAAAGTCAAACCTAAAAAAGTTGACATCAATAAGGTTATGAATCGTAGAGCACCAACTCCATCTGGTGCTATTGTAAAACCTCAAAAACTCATACCTCCAGGCGTTGATACTGCAGAAGAAGTAAAACCAAAAGTTGATGTTGAAAACCTTCAGAATGATATGCTGAATGGTATTGGTAATATATTGGAATCACTTATTACTATTAGAACTATTTTAGGAAGTCAAAATAAGGTAGAAGAGAAATCAGTAGAAAAAAGTAGAAAAGAAACTGAAAAGAAAAAGAAAAAAGAAAGAGAAGCAACTTTAGAGAAGAAAAAACCCTCTTTTAAGTTGCCAAAAATGTTATCAAAACCAGTTGATGATTTCTTTGGCGCAATTAAAAGATTTTTTACGAATGTTTTATTAGGTTCTGTAGTTCTTGCAGCATTCAAATGGTTTAAAGATCCTGGAAATCAAGGTGCAATAGAGGGATTTAGCAACTTCTTACAAAAAAATGCTCCATTGATTCTTGGTGGATTGCTTGCAATTGCTGCTCTTCCGATTGCATCTACTTTATTGGGGCTAACTGGATCTGTTCTTGGTGGAATTGGAATTATTACTAAAGCACTTGGTGGACTAGGTGGACTATTATTAAAAATACCAGGATTGGGTGGTGCTTTGGGAGCAGCAGCTCCAGTTGCTGGGACAATATTAGCCAGTGGCGCAGCAGCAGTTGGTGTTGCTTTGGCTATGAAAGGCACATATGATTTAATAAGAGGGCAGATAGCAGGAGGTGGTGATTTTGCAAAAGTTGATGAGCAGTTGAGAAATAAACTTGCCGGATATGGAATAACTGAAACTGGAATGACTTATAAGAAAGGTTCTAGGAAACAACAAAAGTTATCCGCATCTCAACAAAAAGTTTATGAAGAAATACAGGGAAAGAGGGATCAGTTAAGAAAATTAAAAGAAGAAAGAGATGCTAAAATAAGGGAGATTGAATTGAATAAAAAATATTATACTCAAAAATCCCCTAGATCTGCTAGAGTTTTAAGTAATGAGGGTGAAAGAAAAATACAAGAAATCAGACAGTCTTATAATCAAAAGGCACTTCAGATATTTGGAACTGAACAACCAGCAGTCCAACCACAAACATCAGCAACTACTGATTATGTAAGTCCTTTTGCGGGAGCAAGAGAAAAAGAGGCACTTAAGGCAAGCAAAATAACTGGAAATGCTCCAATTACTGTTGGAGAAAAGGCTGGATATAGTGCATCCAGAGGAAGAATACATGCTGGTAGAGATATTGCTGCACCATCAGGAACTGGTCTTCAGGTTCCGTCCGATTCTGTAATTACTGATAAGGGTGTTGATAGTGGATATGGTAACTATATTGTGTTCAAAGATGCAAATGGTATTGAACATCTCTATGGGCATATGATAGAACCGAGTCCATATTCTAAGGGTGATAATGTTTCTGCTGGAACTGTAATTGGTAGAGTTGGATCAACTGGAAGCAGCACTGGGCCACATCTTCACTGGGAAGTATCTCGTGTCATGGGTGAAGTTGGGAGACCAAGATCAACTGTAATTGATCCACTCGAAATAGGATTCCCTACTCAAGCACCGTTTACTGGAAAAGTTGAGGCAGCTCAGATTGCTCAAACAAAACCAGCAACACCATCAATACCATCACCAACTGGTATGGGTAATATTGTTCCTTTACCACTGACACTTGGAGGAACACAACAGCAGGCACAAAGTAATTCTGCACCATTGCAGCCACCAGTACCAAGATTCTCTTCAGAGGATCCTAACAATATGACAACAATGGTCGTTAGGTCAATCTATAACGTGGTAGGATAATATGTTACCAGCACTTGCAGGATTTGCCGTAAAGGCACTATTACCATCAAGAAAAAAAATTGATAAGGATAAACTCCTTAATAAGAAAGAAAGTTCTGCGATTCAAAAAGTTGATGGTGAAAAGGAAGTTATAAAAGCTCCAACTATTAGAAAGAAAACAATATCCACAAATCTGTTATTACCACAACAAGAAATTAAGGCACTCCCACCTGCAACAAAAGTTGAAAAAGGTGGTGGAAACTTTAATAAAATATTTGACAAAATCAATAACACTCTTAAAGGAATTATAGAATCTCTTAAAAATAGAGAAACGAATATAAAAGAAGAAGAAAAAACTAAGACAAAAGAAGCAAATATTGAAGAAAAGAAAGATAAAGAAAAAAAATTAGAAAAA